TTTGATGCGGATATAATCATTATTTTTTTCTCAGGATCTTTAAAGAGAGTCCAGAGGACGAAGGCTCCTGTGATCCAAGATTTACCAACTCCACGGAAAGCTTGGATTTGAAGACGCTTAGGTCCATTTTGAAGATAGTCTGCGATTGCATATTGAGCTCTCGTTGGTGAAGGTAAATCTAGTTGTTGCCATAAAGCCTGTAAGAAGAGTTTAAAATCTTCACGTAAGGCGGTTACGACGTTTTCTGTCTTTGTCATCTACGTTTACTTGCATATGATCTTGCCATCTATAATTAATGGAATCTGTTCCATCTTTCATAAGTTTCTTTATGACATTATTTACAGCAGGATCACTACCTGAACCTGAGTACCTAATGCCTGCTTTTTTGAGTTTCTTTTGATCCATAATTAATAATTAAACATATCAGGGGTAATTTTTAAATTTTCATATTTACTTTTCCCTAAGAACGTAGGTTTGGTTTTATTCATAGTTCCTGTGGAATCTAATACAGAATCTGCAGCTCTTGCCCATCTCTCTGCTTCAGACATAGATTGTCCTATAGGTTGAGACATAAGTGTATTGTAAGCTCTTTGAATTGCTTCAGTATAAGCATCACGTTTACCTACTTCTCTAAGAAATGATTTCTCATCAACAATCTTACCCATTTTGGGCCAGAATTCAGCTAAAGGTTTATAGCTATATTTAATCATATCCTCTTTTAGATTACGAGATCTATTAAGAGTTGTATTCACTACATCTGCAAGTTCAGCACTAGCACCACGACTAGAATTGCCTCTGACTAAAATGTTACCTTTATCATCTAATACATTAACCAAACGTTCTAGTTCAATATTAGTAAACATATCAGCATTACCACTATTAGCATCACGTAAAGCTTTAACAGCTCTGCCATGGCCTAGGCTCCAAGCTTTCTTATCTCCTTTTTTGTTTAGATCTTTAATCAGTTTTTCTAATGTCTTTTTCTCAAGGGTAGTTTTTTTATAATAAGATTTAGCTAAGACTTCAGCAGCTTTAGGGTTATTAGGATGTATTTTTGCAGCAGCTTTTTTGACATTATCTTCTGTAACTTCTTGGAATTTCTTCCTTAATTCTTTAGTTACTTGTTCACTTTTAATACTATCTATACCAAGTGTTATACGTTCATGACCAGCCATTTTACCTTTAATCCTAAAAACTTCATTAGTGTTAGGATTGACCCATTTAGTACCACCTTCTAAACCTTGTAGGTTGCCAGTTTTTTCATAATATTCGTAAGCTTGATCTAGTTTCTTTTTCAAATCATCAAACATATAAGGATCAGAACCAGCTTTTTCATATAAAGTTTTTAAGGTTTTCATCTCCATATGTTCAACTCTATTGTATTGTCTATTTGTAATGAAATCTGACCCTTTAATCCTCTTACCAAGTAATGTAGTCTTACCTTCTAAGACATCTGCAAACAATCGGTGGTTATACTTATGTAATGTAGTAAGTTGATTATCTAATTTACTTAGTCTAGCTTGAGATCCAGTTTTAGCTTTAGCAGCAGTTAACATATCTTGGATACGAGTAATCTGTTGAGGATTCTCCATAGATGCCATTGCATAACCACCTTTAGTAATGATATCAAGTTCGAAATCCATAGCACCTAACTTCCTTAATCTTTGAAGTTGATTACCCATTTGAACAGTTTTAGTTGCCTTAGTAAACACACCACCAGCTAATAAATCACCAGTAACATTACCAATAGCACCACCAATACGAGCATCAACTCCAATCATTTCAGCTATAGAACCACCAACTTTACCACCGTAGTAGCTACCAGCGTCTAATACTTTCATTGTATTCTTAAACCCACCACCTGCAAGTCGTAGGAAGTCATCACCAAGACCAGCTTGATCAGCCGTAGCTTCTTGCCACCAGTTACCAGTACCTTTGATAGCACCGCCAGCCCATCTAAGAGCATCATCAGTCCATGTATCAGGGTCGTCCATAGACCACGCCTTAACTTGATTGACTGCTTGAGCTCCTAATTGTTGGGCTTCTTCCATCCTATCATCTACCCACTGTTCTCCTACAGGTGTATCATTACCTGTAATCATGGATATGATAGACATTAGTTTCCTCCTTTTTTAAATATACTTAGGAGTCCTTTTCTTTTACCGTATTTCTTGTTATGTGAAGCTTGTAATTTATTCAACTCACTTTGTGTAAATCCAGCATCTAGTAACTTCTTCTGTATACTTAAAGCACCACTACCTGTAGAAGTAGTTGCTTCATCATAATTTTTATGTCCAGCATTACGGCTAGGTACTGCAGATTCTTTAGTAGATGATTCAGTAGATTTAGGGGTCGTGTCTCCAGGTTCAGATGGAGAGTCAGAATCATTACGTTGTATCATTTCATTGCCTGAAATAACCCTTGCTTCTTCATCAACTGCTTGGTCAGTTGTCCATTCAGTCATCTTATGATCGGCATTTGGATCTTTAATAAATAATGAACTAAGACCACTTAAAGCATTAACCGCACTATTAACTTTATTATTATCTATTATAGTATTTCCGCCAGTACCATAATCAGCATCTCCACCTGCTACTCCCGGATTACCTCGCTCTAATGCACCAGCTTCAAGTGCAGCTTTCTGTGCAAGAGCTGCTTCACTTGTAGTATCTTCTGACTGAGTATATAAAGGATTTAATGTATAATCAATACCACCTTCTTTCCTGTATAGAGGCTTATTTTTTTGATCACTAATCATTAATTCAGCTAGTTGGAATCCCGGTTTTTGTACATATCTATTACCTAGTTGCTCACTAAGGTTAGATTCCTTTATTTTTAGAGCATTCATATGATCGGCTAGATCTTTTTGGCCGAATAATCCACGTCCATACTTATTTCTAAGTTCATTAACTTTATTCGTATAGTTTTGTGGGTTCTTATAATCTGTAGGGTTACCTAAAGCTTTTAGATCATTTTGAAATGCTGTGATTTGTCCCCTTATGTTTAGTAAGTTTTTATTTTTTCTAGCTTTTCTTTTTTCTGAAGAACTCTTTGACATTGACATTTACTTTTTCCTCCTAATGGATAAGCGTGCTCTGTTTTTACTGCGACTTTGAGGCCGACCTTTAGTTGAACTGCCCTTATAATGTGCAGCGTCTCTCTTATCGCCTACTTTTAACTTAAGTTTATTTCTTAATTTATTAGCATTCTTTTTGATGGATGAACCTTTTTTAGTCTTCTGATATTTACTTTGCTGTTTCAGTCGCCTCTTCCGAGCCTCTGGGTTCTTTTTATAATATTCAGCTGTGCGACTTGCCATACATCCTCCTACTTACTAAGTCTGGATCTATTGTTGGGATAACTCTAGCGAGTTGATCTAATGGGCTTCCATCATAAGCTATACCTGTGATGTCATTTGTTTTTAACCAATCACAAGCTGCTTTTAAATCTTGGGTAGAAGATTCGCCACTTTTGACCCGTTTAAGGAATTCTGTTGTGACAAGGCTATGTAATTCGTTGAACTGATCTTCTGTGGCTTTCTTCATTTAACTAAATAGTTTAGTTTTTACAATTTCTAGTGCTTTATCATCAAGCTTATTATCAGTACGTTTAACATACTCTTCTAGTACATCAACTATAAGCTGTTTAACAGCATCTGATTTAATAAAGGCGAGAAGGATGGGCTTGATTAATAGTGTCATTATTCTTTAGTGGATTTGGTTTCTTTTGCTTTTTCTTCAGCAGCTTTTTTTTCGGCTGCTTCACGTTGTTCTGATAAGGTGCTCATAATTAAATTCCTGTGTTTTGTATAGTACGGCTATACATATGTTTTCTTACTATATTATTAGCTGCTTGAGCATAAATACAATGAGGTTTCTTGACAAATTCATATAAATCATCAGTTACATCTTCTTTTGATCGAGGATAATAACCACCATCTTTGACAGAAAGTTCGCTTAAAGTTCTCCAAGCATATAGATCTTGTATAATTGGAATACAAGTAGTAGTCCACCATACTAAAACACGCCTTTCTCCTTTAGTAACTGTTTTAACTTGATGAGGTAAACCAG